TCGTCAGTGCGCATGCCGGATATCAGCATCAGTTCAATGAAGATACTCATAGCGTGCCTTGTCGATTTAACTGGAAATTGTCGCAGTTCCTTCACCTCGACCATGAGGCGCTTCACTTGATCATTTGTTAGGTGCTTGGTGATGGCCATATGTTCAAGTTCCCTTACTCGTTAAGAATTCCTCTGCAAACCGCATCGCAGCGGTTATGTTCTGGAAGTCTGTATCTACATGCAAGATATCTTCCACCTCATGGCGTATCTGTAACTCATACCGTGGACCGGACGAATCATCCGGCATACGACGAATTGTGGCCTTGAATAGCAACCCCTCTGAGTATGCAGTTAACCCTGTTGGGTCGATTGTCCAGGAAACGGTGGTCATTTGTTGTTATCCTTTCGTTTTTGCGCAGCATCCAGGCCACGCAGATAACCGAAGAAGCCGCTAAGCGCCATCCAGGCCAACGTGATCATGGTTGGGTTATCTTTAAAGATCGCATCGAAAATATAGTTGAACAGCGTTTCAGTATTGGCCACAACGAAAAGGAAAAGCAGCGCAGCCATGGACAACAGTCCAAGCAACCAGTCACGGAGTTTCATGCGCTCACGCATACCAGCTCCGATGCCGCGGGCTTCCGTCCCAGATTCCCGCCGAATACCCTTGCATGCCTAATTTTGTAAGCGAGACATATGCCCCTCGAATTATCCGGCACGTCGCTTCCGGCGCATCGTCCTCGCGTTCCCCTGCAATAACTTTATCGGACGCCCAACTTGTATCCTGAACCCGAACAGCTGGAAGCTTTACGACAACGCAACTTGCCTTGCCCTTTAATGCAACAACTTGGTAAAAATCGACCTGAGTTTGATCGTATCCCCATGAGTGAACAAGAATAGTACCTGGTTTGATATCGCTCATATTGTAACCTCCTCAATGGCCCTGGTGATTTCGACTGCAACCAAGGCCCTCGCCTCAACCAGTTCGCCAAGCACCGTGGCCATGGCCGCAGTTAACTCCGGCACAAGCTTCAAGGCGTCAACGATGCCGTCGATGGCTTCAGTTAGATTGGCTTCGATTAGAGTTAGCGTGTCTAGTTTGGGGTTCATGCTAATAGTCCCGGCCTTGGGCCTTGAGTATGTTCAACAGTCTATTCAGCATGCGGCCGAACGCCTCAAGCGTTACGGTGTCGAACTCGTTAAGCATCATGGTTACGGTATCTTCTTCGTCCAATTGAACGCCGAACGCGCCGGGCTTAAAGCTCATGAGTTCCGGCACATCATGTTCATCGCGGCTATATAGGATCTCGCACAAAGGAAAGGCAAACGCCATCGCATCGCCCCATGCATCGCCTGAATTGTGCAGCCGGTATTCGGCCTTAAGCTGTTCAAGCTTGTCGCCATCTTTTCTCATGTTAATTCTCCTTAGGCCACAAGGCCGTTAAGCTTTAGAAATTCAATTTGTGTTTCGATCGACTTAACAAGATCCGTAAGCGCACCGCAGTGCATGTCATTTTCCATGGCATGATTGGTTGCCTCTGCATCGTCATCCGGATTGGAAAGGAGCACTCCGCCGAGTGTGTCGATACCTTTGAACGTGCCAAAGGTTGCCGTAACTCGCAGCCAAACAGCAACTAAGTCGCCGTTACGGATACGCTCAGCGTCTTCGGGATACTCAACAGGATCGCAAAGGTCTTCGATGGTGCAATCGGTATCCTCAAACACTTCGATCTTAAGCTGCGCACCGTTCTTGACGCCGTTACATTCAAAATCATGCAATCCAAGGTCAATAGGATTAATAGGTTTCATTTCGTCACCTCAACCACGGCAGGCGCCCTGGTGATATCAGACATCGGCATGGGCCGTTGGCCGCATGCTGCAAGCACCACGCCGGCCATAACGGCCACAATCACCGTGTTCTGGATACGGTCTAGGATGCGGTCTAATCGAAGCTGGTTTCGGTTTAGGTTAGTCATGCTGATTAGGTTGCATGCGGCATGCCACTTGTCGCAGTTAATGATTCCGCGACAATCAAGGCGGCAACCGTGACGAACTAATAGTCACTTTCAACATGTAACCTTAACGTAGCTATATCTATCGCAAACAAATCAACCAGTTAACCTTACCGTCGAACTTATAGACGCAACGTCTAAACAATCAACATGGCCCCCGGAGCACGGCATATAGCTCCTGTTGCCCTGTAACAGTCTATAAGCCTATTGGCGACAACGGGCGCATATAGGCCTGTTACAGGCTCCAATAAGCATGTTGGGCTTATATGAGACCGTTACAGCGTTACAGGGCCATTGGAGCATGTAACAGGGAACAGGCAGCGGGTAGCTGGTATCAGGCATCAGGTAACAGGTAAAAGGCATCAGGCATCAGGCAGCGCATGGGTAACAGGCCAAGGTTGACGTGGGCAGGGAACAGGTTGAGGCAGCATGCTGAGGTAACATGCAACGTCGGCATGCAACCTTTTCAACCTATATATGTACAAATCTATAGCTGTTAACCTGTAAAAGATCCCAACATTATGTAAACTAACAGGTTGCCCAAACCTTAACGTAACCACGTTGGCCTTGTCCCCATCGACCATTAACCCATGCATTCAACTAGATACGATGTAGCAGACTACTGATTCTGCTAGCGCGTGTAACGTAACTGGTTGATTGCTGATGGCTAAGGAAAACTTGAGGCCGGTATGGCACGCCCGCCGACCCGCCCTCTCCCTTTTATTTTATGGTTCCTACCCTACCCATCTTCCCCAAACCTGCGACCTTCGCCTGATGCCTCTGCCTGATGCCTTCGCGCCCTCGCCCATCAGCCGGCCCTCTGCCTGGCGCCATCGCTCTGCGCCGTTGCCCCATCTGCACCCATGCAGCCATGGCCCCTCCCCCCGCCTAGTCAGCTTGTTCACATTTCCCCCGCCCGGCCGCCGAAAACTGCGGACTGTGCCCAGACACCAGCGACAGTCTCCCTGATGCCTATTACCAGGCAGAAAGCCTCTGGTGCCCTCTAGCCCTCCACCGGCCAGGTGGCCATCTACAGGGCAATATAGGAAGTCTGAGGGGTGCCTGTACTAGGCAGCCGGCCAAAGGTGCATTGTTACAGGTTAAGGTAGACGCGTTGATTAGTTCGCATGAAACGTGCGAACTTAAGGGAGGGAGTGTATCTGTTGACCGGATCGAATTACGGCGCGGAAGCGGACTCTTGAGTTTTTGAAATCCAGTTCCGGACCCAGCACCCTCATAAGATCGTTGGCCACAATGGCCTCGGATAGAGTCTTAACCATCAGCCGATAAATCTTCTTTCGCTCTTTGTTGATCTCTTCTTCAGAAAGACCCATTTCAAGTTCCCAGTAGAGCGCCCGCTTTACCACTTTCAGTTCCATGGCTTACCTGTGACCGATAGTCCAGCCGGCGGATCTGTTGCGGGCCAGCATGAGCCTTCTTGCTGTGAACGGTCGCTCAAAATGCGGATAGGCGCTATCCGACGGCGTAAACCGACGAAAGCGGTAGTCGCCATGAGACAGGCGGCAGAGCAGATATTCTGACCGTGGCCAGTCACCGCCAAGAAGCTTTTGCGTGTCGATGAAGCGCTGGACTTGCTCAACCATCTCGGGTCCGAACGGTGACTGCCGGCCAAGAGCCTCATAGGTGTTCTTAACGTCTTCCATGCTTATTGTGTTCGGATGATGACCGTAACGGTTACTATCTGGCGAATCAGTCATAGTCCGGGATTTCTACTGAGGTGAAGGCAGTGCAAGCCTCTTGCAGTCTCTCGATGCGTACCATGAGGCTCGCGATTTTCCTCACTTCAGCGGAAAGAATCTCCAGTGCCTGACAAAGTTCAGTTCCCTCTAACGCGTCCATATATTTATTCAAAATGATAAAGGCTTCGTTTGTAGTCACTTTGGCTCCTCCCAAGCCTGTGGATCAATCCGCATGCCATCGACATCAACCCAGACCATCTTCTTGCAACCTTCACAGTAGCCTGCGGCCTGTTCGTCGTTGCTATCAACTAAGCCTGCCAGTTCGCATGGTTCATCGATTCCTTCGATGTAGTCCGTGCACTGCCTACAGAAGCTCATGCGCCGGCTCCCTTTTGCTGGTCAGCTAAATCTTCCCAGGTCACAAACTGGCCAAGGTCAAGCTTGAGAAAGCGCGCAAGCTTAATGAGGGTGTCAGAGCGGACTACGTGATCAGCTCGCAGGATGTTCTTAATCGTAACCGGCGACACGCCACAGCCAAGGGCTACCTGATCCGCGTCAAGCTTGTGGTGATCCATCTTAAGCCGTATCACTTCAGCCAGACGTTTCGGTAGATCGTTCACTGGCTCAGTGCCTCAATCCACAGGTTAAAGATTTCAAGTTCAGGTGGCGTTGTCGTTAAAGTCGATTGCATCTGGTTCCCTCTTAAAGTCTGCTTCTACAATGTTGCCGTCGCCGTAACAAGTCACGCACACCCAGCGGCCGGATTCATACACCAGGTCCACGCCATCGAAGCTGGTTATCTTGCGACCGGCTCGGCAGCTTTGCACGAGGTCACCGCCACGCAGCCACCCTTGCCGTCTACACTTACGGCAGAGCGTTACCAGTTCAACGATAGACGGCAAGCCGTAGCAGATGGGACAGTCTCGGTTACTGCCACCGCAACGTTGACAGGTGATTCGGCTGGTCATGTTTCTCTTTCTCCCTTAACAGCAACAATGCAAAGTCACACAGCCGCACGAGGAACCCCGGCGGAAAGGTGATGGTGCCATGTTTCGTGATGAAGCCGATTGAATCGGCTTCAGTGGCATTCTCACGCCAGCCTTCGACTTCAACGCGGGTCATGCGCCTATCGTCCGTTAGCTTGGTCATTTGGGGGCCCTGAAAACATAAGGAAGATATTCCTTAACGATTCGACGAATTCGACTATTTTCCAATGAAAGTTGCTCCGATTCTGGGCGGTATGCCTTGAGAACTCGACACCGATCGCAGTGCCACGGCTGAAGTCCCGTTCGTGGCTCGTGAACATGCGCAGGCATCCGCCAAAGCAACTGGCCAAATTGTTCCTTATTGATCGAAGCCATCACTGCCCCTCAATCCGCGCGTCACACTCAGCCTTCTGATCGCCCTTATTATCCTGCGAAAAATCAGTGCAGCTTAGCGGTCGCCAGTCAGGAAAATCGCGCACGTTATCTAGATTCCTGGCGCAGGTTACGCAGTATGGGAATGGCCACTTGGGGCGGCAACGGGAATAGTCGTATGGAAGCTGTTTCACTTGTCACCCTCGCCCATCAAACGTTTGCGGAGCCAGTCACATGCGGCGCGGAAGCCTTGTTCAAATCCAAACGTGGCAAGAGCCGCTTCCGATTGAGCGTGACCCTTATCCATAAGCTTATTCATGAAGGCGTTACAGTAACCTTCCATCTCGTAGCGGCTCACCTCAACTAGCTTCCGCTCCTCGCGGATGGCGTCTCGTATCGCTCTACCTAGTCCAGCTTCATCTACACGCCACTCGGGATCTAGGTCGCAATTCTCGTACCATTCTACGTTTGTGCGAACGATTTCCTGGGCGATTGCTTCAGGCGTCTTCATTTCTTTTGGCAACTATCCCTTGACAACAAGTGACCATTTTGGTATCCTTTACGCATGAGATACACCATTAAAGACTTCAAAAAGGACTTCCCCGACGACAAGGCTTGCTTGGCACATATCTTCAAGAAGCGTTATCCTGACGGTTTGAAATGCCCGAAGTGCGGAAAGTCGTCGTTCCATCCAGTTGCTAACCGCCGAGCCTATGCTTGCGCTTGCGGCTTTCAGACTTATCCGACTGAAGGTACGATCTTTCACAAAAGCCCCACCCCGCTTACTATGTGGTTTCACGCCATTTTCCTGATTAGCCAAAGCAAGAACGGGGTCGCCGCCAAAGAACTCGAACGGCACCTTGGCGTTACCTACAAATGTGCGTGGAGAATCAATAAACAGATTCGGATGCTTATGAGACAATCCCCCGATCCGCTGGACGGGAAGGAGATCATCGAACTGGACGAAACCTACATTGGCGGCGTTCGCCGTGGGAAACGTGGGCGTGGTGCCGCTGGTAAGACGCCCGTGTTCGGGGCGGTTGAGCGTAAAGGCAAGATCAAAACTCGCACCGTCAAGAACGTCAAGATGGTAACGCTGATGCCCTTGGTTCAGGCTATGGTTCCCCCGAACTCTGTCATTACGACCGATGAATCCAACAGTTACAACAAGGTCCGGTCTATTGGGCACCTTCACGAAACCGTCCAGCACGGGAAGGGTCAATACGTCCAGGGCGACGTTCACACTAACACGATTGAGAGTTTCTGGTCGCAGTTCAAACGGTCGGTTCATGGGACTTTCCACGCTGTTTCGCCAAAGTATTTGCAGACTTACTTGGACGAGTTTTCTTTCCGCTACAACCATCGTGGCGCTTTGATTCCCGCCGTGATGTTTTCACGGGTTGGGAAGCCAGCGAAAGCAGCCTGAAAAACTCAGGCTTACTCACGGATTGAGCCATATAACCTCCTTGCTTTGTTTAGCTCCCTTCTTGCCCTCCAAAGCCTTCACAGTTCGGAAGGGTGAGAACGGAAGCCAGGAAGCGCCATCCTGTTCACAGACCATCACTTGCCCCTGTCTGGCTCGGCACCACTTGGCGAGGTTGTCAAAATCAATTTTATTGAAGCGATACCGAACCCCCGACACCTGATATGGTGGGTCAACAAACCAAGAAGCATCTTGGTTTTCAATTTGCTCATAGGACTTGTTTTCAATCTTCCAATGCCGAATTTGACCAAGCTGACTGGCAATTCTGCCACGGATTACTTCGCCCCAAAACGAATTTGGTCGCCAACCATCACGCATCCATTTCCCTGGTATATTACAGGGAGATACATTCCCTTTGTTTAACCAGAATCCGATCAACCACTTTGCTTCTTGGCACAGAGGCATTTCTCTTACGTCCGTTATCTCTAGTGGAAGGGCTAAAATTTCGCTTTCCTTAACATGAATAAGATAGTCCCAGACGCTACAGATGATGGGATCACGGTCAAACAAAAGCACGTTCTTTTGTGGGTAATGAAGTGAATACCCCGCCGAGCCAGCGAAAGGCTCAATAAGTGTTTTGTGCTGAGGCTGAGGGTAATGTTTAGCAATGCGCCACTTCCCGCCAAAATATGTAAAAAACAATTCAAGTCTTTTCATTTCATACATCCTTACTTGTTGTCAAGGGATAGTTGCCTAACCTTTTTCACTTCCCCTCCAACTCCGCCAGCGCGGCACGGGCAATTCTACCCTTGTCAGACTTCCGCCTATCATCACCCGTCTCTTTTACGAATCCCGTCCACGGCGGCGAGTCTTTATACTGCGTAACGACTTCGCGCGTTTGAATAGAATCATCCGCATAAAACTCCAAAGCCGCCCGCGCCTTTTCCAGCTTCCGATTCGCCAGTTCGATTTCGTCTAGCAGATTGAGGACATTAGGCGGCATTGTGCGCCCATCGTATTCTGCTTGGTAATCGATCCACCGACAGTCGTCTTTCTCCACGGACTCGATGTAGATTCCACAAAGCTCACGCAGCCGCCGTAGATTTTGGATGGATTCTGCGGTCATAGCTTCCATTCCAATGTCGCCATTAGCTTTCTGCCCCACTCGGGAAAATGCTTAAGGATGTCTTTTGCCGTCATCGGTGAGCCGTCTAATTTTGCTCGCTCAAGGGCGATACGGCAGCCGTCGCTGCATGCGCCAGTGAGAATTTTGAATTCGCCGAGTGTGATCTTTCTCTTTTGACCGGCCTCTCGTATCTCGTCACGAAGTGCCTCTAACGATGGACGTTTATCGGGATCTTTCCAAATAGCGTCGGCAATAGCCTCAGCGAGCGAGCTGCCGTGCGCGCATAGATGGGAGCCTTTGAGGGTTACAAAGAAGCGAGGTTTGCTGTTTACCTTGTAGGATTCAACAACGTGACCTTCACGAGTAACACTGACACGAGGAGTGGCGTCGATGTTTTCTTCTAGGCCGTCCCTAAAAAATGTGATTCCCATTACTGCATTACCCCGTACCCGTACCCGTACCCGTACCCGTACCCGTCCCCGGCCCCGTACCCGTACCCGTCCCCGTCCCCGTACCCGTCCCCGGCCCCGGACCCGTACCCGTACCCGTCCCCGGACCCGTACCCGTACCCGTCCCCGTACCCGGACCCGTACCCGTCCCCGTCCCCGTACCCGGACCCGGACCCGGACCCGGCCCCGTACCCGTACCCGGACCCGGACCCGTCCCCGTACCCGGACCCGTTGATTACGCCCTTATCTTTCATAAGACATGATCGAAGCATGTGCCTCGTCCGTCATCTCGGCCAATTCAAGGCCGTTCGGATTGACGATAGTGACAGAAGGAAGTTTCGCTCCGATTTGATGATCCGCTTTATCCTTAAGCCCATTAGCCGCGACATCTGAAATAGACCCAGACTTATCACGCGTGTACACGCGCCAAAGTCTACGTGCATCTTTTAAAGTAACCGTCGTCCCATCAAACGCCACCACGGTGCCTGCATGCACGCCCGCGACATTTGCTCTTACGATCATGTTCTTGCCGATAACTAACTGTTGCGGACTCTTCATTTTCATTTCCCCTTTAGATTGTTTCTTTGTGGTTTTCGGCTTCTCAACCGGCTTCTTTTGCTTGGTCATGTCGCTTCTCCAAGCGCCCGGTCGATGTCGGCTAGTATCTTTTCCATGCGTTCCTCTGCGGCTCTGCCTGGCTGGCGCCACTTCTCCAGTGCATCCACCGCAACCTCCAGCGCATTTGCCAACAGGGCTTGTGTCTCGATTACCTGATCCGTGGCGCGGTCATCGTATTGATTCGCCTCATACAGCACCTTGCGAATCGCTTCTAGTTTCTGGCGGATTGTGTCGGTCGTATTCAACTTGTCACCGATGATGTCTTCGTCTGATAGTCCTGGGTTGGTCATTTAGAATCCTCCACGAGCCTTATCCTATTGGCAGAGCGTCGCAGTGAACGAATCTTCGCGATATCCACACCGTATCCTCGTTCGCTTGCTTCCCCAACTGCTGCCAATAGCCGTTTACGGGTGGCAATCTTCGGCAACACTCTGCGGTAGTGGGAGAGGGCTTGCGGCGAGCCAAAGGCATATGGATAGTTCTGAATCCAGATTTCTACCCCATCAATCTCACAGACGAAGTTACTTTTAATCACGACTGAATGATTGTCCAGCATGTCGTTTAACTCGCGATCCCACTCGGCTGATGTTGGATGGTTTTGCATCCAAAACTCTGGCTGGAAAAGCTTGGCAAGGAACTCTTTAATGTCGAATTTCATGCCTCAACGAATTAACCGTGCGACGGTAAATTGTCGAGAGTTGAAAGTGAAGGCGCTCAAGCTGAGTCCAAACATAAGCCCCACGATCACAGCTCGCACGTCTTGATTAGTCCGTTTTAGGGCAACGCCTTCTAAGAATGTCGAAGCTGACGGCCTTGGCTCGTCATGCACTGGTGCTACCCGGATACTTCGACACTCATAGAAAACACGGAAGCGCCGGAGTCGATTTCAATCAGCCACACTAAAATATCAACTCGCAAAACGCTTCCGTAGATTCTCTTTAACCGCGTCCGCAAATTTCAGCAAGCTATCGTCACGGCCAATTTGTTCATTCGGATGATGCGCATGGTTCCACAGATCATCTGCGCCCTCTCGCCGCTTGCCGTCTTGCCCTGGCTGGTCCGATCTTCCTTTGTTCATTTTCTCGTTGAACTCAGCCCTGCTCATCGTCCAGTAGTGATTTATCCGGATACGGTCATACTTTGCGACCAGTCCCGGAGGATGTGCTGATGTCACCCGTTCATGGTTCTCGTTGACCGTCTCCCAAGGAGTATGACACAGGAAAAAGTGAGGATTACAAACCTGTTGAATCATCCTCGGCTGAATGAAGCTCTTCACATGCGGCGTTGTCTCGCGGTAGGCATCCGTGAACCGTTCAATGACAAGCTTGGGGCTCGCTGACTCGTGACCTGAGCTATTGAACATCTTCCAGCTTACAGCCAATGCGCCATGGATCTCGAATTCCCTTAGGAAATCCGGGATCATCTGGCCCTGTGGACAGAAGCAGTATTCATCGACACCAGTCACGATCATCCATGCGCTGTTGTCTTGCCCCCAGTTGATGGCGTCAACAATGAGCCAGACTCCGGCGCCGTTATTCTGGTACTCAACTGGAACTGGTTTTAGGCTGACGATACCGGCATCTGTGTAAGGTTTTAGGCATTCAGTCAGCCCGTCACTTGAACCGTTGTCGTAGATGAGGAAATGGTCAAAGCCTTGAAGCAAATGAAACTCAATCCACTGTGGAATGTAGGGGGCTTCATTCTTCACGCCGACTACAGCGGTTAACTTACGCATCTGAATTTTCCCCTAGAATGTATGTGGTGTTTTGGGTTTGCGCTTTGCGATTTAAAAAGTCCATGTACACAAGCTTGCTTGTCGTAATCCAGGAACCATTGGGGATTCTAGGATGCCCATACACAACTCCGGTTAATCGCCAGCCAAACTCTTTTCCGTAGTCACGAAACTGCCACTTCTCCAGCTTAACCTCGTGGTTCATTGTGGATTCTCTTTAGCATAACGATGCTGCCAAATCTCTGAATTGTTAAGGTTGCGGACGATGACAAAAGGCTGACACCAACAATCAGGCGATGCGCGGTGCTCCAGGATGTCATCCTGAGGCGCTAGATGTAGTTGCTGGTCGATATCTGCCGGGTCGAGTCTTGGCTTTTTCTCAGGCCCCATGGGACCATGATACTAGATGAAGCTACGGCGGGGGCAAATGGTAGTGGTTACGTTCCTGGACCACGTTATGGGTCGCGAGTCGCTCGTGACCTGTCAGACGATGGGCTGGATTGAACGTTGGGATGAAAAGAAGATCGTTCTCAAGTGGTGGCGACTTGGTGATAAGTCACTATCAAAAGAGAACGATGAAAATTACACGCTGGTGCGCGCTGCCATCACAAAGATAACGCCGCTTTCAATTGCGGAATGAAGCCTTCCATCAGCTGCTCACCGTACCTGTAATCGTCACGAATAAGCTCTGGCTTGAAATCAAGCGGTCCAAGCAGATTCACCTCCGGAAACAGGTCAAAGATCTGCGGCCCCTGGCCTGGCAGAAAGCAAATATCACGGTCTAACTTGTAGTTCTCTTCAGTGGCCATTTGAATGGCTCTCAGGCCATTGTGCAGCGGATTGCCCACCTTCCAACCGTCACCGCGACGTGGATCTTTGGTGTAACAGTGAAGGTTAAGGATCACGTCACAGCGCTCAGCCACGGCTTTCGCCAAATTCAAATTCTGCTTTATCCCGCCATCGCACCAGGCAAAGGTTTCCGCCTGATAAAGCTCCACGTAGCCTGGGATGGACGCGGAAGATACCGTCATGTTGACGATATCTTCGTCGTCATGCGGCGTGGACCGGATCTCGCCACTTAGCATCGAGACTGAGGTGACGAAAAAGGGCACCTTTGCCACGGGACAGGCATCCTTGTGCTTTTGCAGGAGACGGCGAAGGGGCTCAGGTGACTTCAGTCCGCGCTTCCAGGGAAGAGAAATCCAATAGTTTCCTTCAAAGATGTCTGATTCTGACCGGATGCCATGCCAAAGATCACGTAAACCATCTGCTCCAGCATGCGCGTAGCCGAAGGCGTTAAGGGAGCCAGCCGAAGTGCCAACCAAAAGGTCAGGGCGAATGCCATGTTTTTCCATGCTACTGAGCGCACCGGCTTGTTTCGCACCCGCAGCACCTCCACCAGATAAGACAACGCCAAACTTCATGACGGTTACTTGCCCATTGCCTTGATGATTTCGCGGCCAATCGCCACAAGACACGTAATGCAGGCCTGGATCTCATCGCCACTCATGCCTTTTGCGCTCAACTCCTGCTTTTCTGCCTGATGTTTTGCGATTTTCGCCTGAATCATGTCATAGGCAGCCTGGAGCCCTGCGCGATAAGCGCGTTTTTGGATGTATTTGAACATTTTGTGTACCCCCGAGATGTCAGTGTCTCAGAGAACAGCTACTTTTTGAAGTCGGGGATTTGGTTTCTAGCTTCCGCTAGGATTTGAGAGATGCGCCCTGGACTTACACCGAGGATTTCAGCGATTTCCTGGAAATCTAAGCCCCACTTGCCTCGCAAAATGATGATTGTGCGGGCAGCCTGCATGGTTTCCATGAGCTTTGCACCAGCGCCAAGGTTTAACGTCATCAATGGCTCGGTTCTAGCAACTGGTGGAAAGTTTTTCTTCGTGCGATGGATGGATTTGAGTGCATCTCGTGGCTGGCTGCGATCTTTTGGCTTCGTGTTCTCGGAGAAGAAAGTGCGACCGTATTCGTTGCGGACAAAATCCACCAGCGCCTGCTCGGTTGACTGATGATGGCCTTTGCCTTCAAGCAAAAGCACCGCGCGCCAGGCCGCAAAGTCAGCGGCTACCTGCGCAAAGCCCATGCGAACGGCCGTCCGCATCGAGCCAAAGTAGCGTTTAACGATTTGGTCTTCTGTCACAAGGGTCAGTGTGACCTGTGGCGAGGGTAAAGGCTAGCCGCCGCGCTTCTTCTTGTGGACGACGGTTACGCCAAGCCAGTTTGGAAACTTACGCTTCTTTCGCGTAGAATCCCCGTAACGAGCCTCACGCTCCAAGCCCCCTTCATCATTTTGTTGTTGCTTGAACGGATTTGGGAGAAGGACCTGATGAGCCTGGCTCGGAACATTTGACCCGTTACGGGGAAATTTTTGGTTCATGGTTAGGTGGGATGGGAATAGGGCGAGTTATGGGCGTCGTCAAGATTGTGACCAAAGATTTGGAGCTGGAGGAAGTTGCAATTGCGCAGGTTCCGCATAGAGATCCACCTTTGGATAGTTCAAGTACTTCTGTTTTTTGCCAACGCTTCTGTAGAACGCTGGGTTTGTGGGGCAAAGTTCCATAGGAAGCTTCGCAGCTTTCCAAAATGCATCAAGGCCATGTCCGATGGTCCTCATCGGAAACACATGAAACCTATGAGTCGCCGGCCAGAAATCTACCCAATTAACTCGAAGGTGAATGGGACACACGCAGAACTCCGCAATGTCGATGCGATTAACCGCACACACATCTTTGATGTGTTCTCGGATCTGTTCTTGATAGACCCTTGGGAGCAACACTCGACCTGGCACCTGAATTAGCATACTTAACCTCACTTTTTACTTTTTAGACAATAAGCGGGTAAGGGTAAGGGTCTTTTGTTCAAGACTCCTACCGGCCCGCCGTCTCCGGGCCTGGTCCGCTGACTTAGTTTGCTTGGGTTTCGTTGTCTCCAGGTTCGACCGTTGGGACGTTCCGAGCATCCCTGCCCGATCCCCATAAAATCTTGAACTCCAGAGAAAGTGTTTCAAAGAACTGGCCGGGTATCCCTTTTGTTCCCCGTTGCCGTTCCCATGAGACAACTTCTTCCCAAACTTTTCTGTGATCCGTCTTCCCTTGCGGTGCCTTCTAAGAAACACTTCACCGCGTTGTCCGAAAACCACAGGACAGTACTCCCAGAGCTTTTTTTTAAGGAAGTGAAGCCAGTCGCCTAGGAAACCAAAAAACTTCCGCCTTGACACAAAACCGGCTCCGGATGAAGCTTGCTTTGTGATTTCAGCACTCACAGGTTCCCCCGAAAGCTTACAAAAGTAAACCGTAGGGGGACGAATTTTCTGTGACCCACCAAGTCATCCCTCCAAAAGACCCCATTGAACTGATCAGATTAGCCAAATTCCTCATGGACCGTTGGATTCGTGACGGTATCGCGCCCAATTGGGACGGCGAAAAGCAGCTGTTGGACAAAATGGTCGGCATAGACCAGGTTGGCATCTTGCTTGATGAGATCGACCGGCTACGTGCGCAGTTGGCCGCCAATTTTACTTCTTAGCTTTTCCAAGTCACACTGGTTAGACCAGTGGCAAAGAAAAAAGCCGATCAACCGTTAGGACTCTACTTAGCCGACGAGAAAAAGGCTGAGATACAGGCAACCATCACGGACGCACGCTCAGAGCGCGTATACAGTTCCACCAAATCCAGAGACGCCACCAAGGCCGGCGGCAAGCATCAGCGTTCCTTTCGCCATTCGCTGGCGCATGATCGCGAGGACGCGATGATTGACGCCATCGACATGCGACGGAACATGGAAAAGCTGGTGCCGTTGCTGGATAAGTTTGGCGAGGGGAAGATTGACGTTCAAGGCTTCCTCAACGGTGTCTCAGGTCACATGACGCGCGAGATGCTGACGATTGCCATGAGCGGTGACAGTGAGAAGAATCGGTTGGACGCGCTAAAGCATTTATTAGGCATTGCAGGGCACTCTCCAACGCAAAAGCATGAGATCGGGCGCATTGACCCGTCAACGCCAAAGGAAGCGCTGCTGGCGATTATACGCGGTTCCAAGCGGGATCTAGAGGATGAGGGTATCGAGGTAACTGGTGATGAGCCAGATAAACCTGAAGGAGCTTGAGAAGCTGTCGCAGGAAGATCTTCTGCTGATAGCATCACAGGTAACGGATCTAAAGCGAGCCAGGCGGCAGAAGAAGTTAGACTTCTACCTGCGAAACGCGCATCCAAGCCAGATTCAATTCCACAAGGCAACGCAGCGGATACGGTACATATTCGCTGGGAACAGGTGTCTTCGTGGCGATCAGCGAGTCATCACGATTGATGGCCCGCTCGCCATTTCCCAAATCACTCGTCAGACAAAGTATCTTTCGCGTCGTCCGGATGGATCGTTTGGTTACTCTCTAGGTAGCGTTCCATTCCAGAAAACTGCGGATGATCTTTTCCTAGTTCGTCACGAGCACGGAGAATTTGTCGCTTCCGGATCTCACCGAGTTTTTTGCGCTGATTATACGTATCGATCTGTTCGGGATCTGGATTGTGAAACTTTCCTTTTTCATACAACCGAGAAAGCAGTTTCTTCTTCCCCTCTTCAGACCAATTGGGGCATTTCCCTTTCAGGGTTGCGGAGAGATGTTCTGCATTTGATTGAAAAAGGCGCAAATTTTCTGGTGCGTTGTTTAGACGGTTCCCGTCGATGTGATCAACAACCTCGTGCGGCAGAAGATAGCGACCAAGCTTTTGCTCCATCACTAAGCGATGTTCAAGGATCAGGCCGCGAAGTCTTTTCTTCCCAGGTTTCCGACAATAGGGGTGCCCAAGGGGAGCTGTCACAAGGACATAACCATCCCGATCAACCTTCCTTCCGCCCTTCCAATTCTTTGAAAGTTCTCCCGGAGGAGCCTTCTTACTTCGTGGAAGACCCCATCGTTCCTGAATCCCACGAACATAGCGCGGCGTGCAGCCAAGCATCTCCGCAATCTCTCGGCTTGTTAGTTTCCCGTCTGAAATCTCCTCAATCTTCTGCTCAAGAACAGGATCTTTTCTTTTCCCCATGGCGACTGGCCCCCTCTGTTTCCAGGTTAATTGAGATTAGAAAAATCGCAACGGAGCCAGTTTGGGATGTAACGATTCAAGCCACCCATAACTACGTAACCGAAGATGGAACGGTGCATGAGAACTCCGGCAAATCGACAGCCGGCATGGCCGAACTCATCTGGCGCTGCATGGGCACGCACCCATTCCAAAAGGTAAAGATACCGATCAAAAGTTGCGTCATCCTGATCGACTTTGAAAACGCCTGTAAATCAGTCTTTGAGCCGAAGCTTACGGAATGGGCACCTGAGGGTTCCATCAAAAAGCTTGAGCGCCACCAGGGCGGCGCCATCAAACGCATCTATTGGACCAGTGGCTCGATCACGGATGTCTATTCGCATGACCAGGCGATCTCCGTCTTTGAAGGCAGCGATTACGACTTGGCTTGGTTTGACGAGCCGCCGCCGAAGATGATCTTCAACGCTGTCTGGCGCGGGATGACTGACCGTGGCGGCATGATGTATCTGACAGGCACTCCGCTAACTGCACCCTGGCTCTTTGATGAATGGAAGAAAGTCACCGAGCAAAAGGACCCGCTCCGGTGGGCGATTCAGTTTCACTCAAAAGAAAACGCATCAAACCTTGGCGAGGGAAACCGTGAGCTTGGCTTAAAGCGGCTTGAGGAGTTTGCCTCGATGCTGTCGCCGGAAGAACGTGCGGCTCGGTTAGAAGGTGGCTTCATCCAGATGCAGGGCCTCATCTTCAAAACCTGGAACCGTGGCACGCATGTGATTCGCCAGTTCCCGATCCCGGTGCAGTGGGAGATTATCGAGTCAATTGACCCGCACCCGGCAAAACCGTGGGCGATAACGTGGACCGCGAAAGCATCCAATGGCTCAAAGATCCTACTCTCTAGTCTCTATGCGGACGGGACAATAGACGACATCGCAACTTCAATCGTGATGGGTCGCGAGCAGCTGGAGATAAAAGATGGTTTGCGGCCGCGAATTGCAAAGACGCTGATTGATAACGCATCCAGTGTCCCGCTCTGGCAGCGATCAAATACTGACCCGACGAGTCGTCGATTGTCTGTCCGCGAGGAGCTGGAGAACATGATCGGGCCACGAGGTGCTGGCGGCCCGCGAGTAACCTGTGCACCAAAAAACGTTGCCGGAAAGATTGATCTTTTCAAGCGATGGCTTACTGTAAAGGAGAGGCGGGGTCAGGTTAGGGCTGACTTCTACGTTTTCGATAACGAGGATAACGAGGGATTTATCCGCGAAATTGAAATGTATCAGTGGGCAAAGTTCAAGGCGCGTGATCGCCAAGATGAAGCTCGCGGCAGTCCGGTAAAGAAACATGACGATCTAATAGACTCAGTCTTACAGGTCGCACTCACGGAGGGGGAAGAGCCGGAGAGTCCAGTGGAGGGTAGCCTCGACATGACTCAAGGGTTCCAGGGATATGGACAAAGAGCAGCAAGTACCTAAGAGAGATCAAACGTTACCTGATTCGCAGATTGATGAGGAATACGTATCGCGGATCGCCAGGGAAACCTGGCAGCAGTCCGAAGTTGAGCGCAACGAATACCTAAACCGTAGACAGGCCTATGAGGCAAGTTGGCGGCAGCTCGACAATCCTGACTTCACTGGTCCCTGGGAAAACGCCGCAAACTTCCATGTGCCTGTAGCACTCACCTACGGCAAAGCCGCTCATGCGCGTCTTTGGCAGCTCTTCTCCAATCAAAATGGTTTCTTCAACGTTGAAGCGCGCCAGGAAGTCTTCCGCGACAAAGAAGTCAAAATCAAACAGTTCATGGATTGGGTGTGGGAGAACTGGGCCAACAGTAAGATCGGCTGTCGCCGTGAAATGGACCGTTGGCTTTGGGATATCGTCTTGTCTGGTTCCGGTTTCCTTAAGTGTTACTGGAAAAAAGAAGTTCGCCGTTACATGGGAGTGGAGACGGTCATCGAGCAGAGCCAAGAGCTGACGTTTGATCCGGCCTCTCTCACTGGCGTTCAGACCGATTACAAAACCAAAGCCGTTCAGAAGAACGTTGAAACCGAAGAGATCCTGGAGACGCCGCAAGTTCGTCGCATTCTCTTTGAAGACATCGTTATGCCGATTGGCGCGCCTGATCCGCAGGAATCCCATCACGTTGTAACGCGCGTCTATATGACCGATGACGATTTGAAGGCGAAAGTCGCCCAAGGCATCTTCTTTGAAGGTGCCGTTCAAGATTCGATCACGGCTCGTCAGAACATTTACATGGTTGGTGATCAGGGCAACCAGCTCAAGCAGGAGCGGGTTGATATCGACGGCTTCTCGGTGAACGGTACGCGGTCTGATATCAATGATCGCCACGTCATCCTTGAATACTACGGCCCGGCATTTGTTGAGCATCAGGTAAACGATGTCTACGAGGCAGCTCAAGATCTCAGCCGCAGTAAGCAGGAAATCGTAGCTTGGGTTCACTGGGAAACCCGGCGTGTACTCGGATGGACTTATCTCTCGCGGATTAGCCCGTCTGGCCTTCGCCCAATTTTCAAAGCGGATTTCATTTCGTTCCCAGACCGCACGCAAGGTGTTGGCGTATCGGAGGTGCTGTATGACATTGGACGTAATATTGATGCTATTTACAATATGCGTGTCGATAATGGCACTCTCGCTTCCATCCCTATGTTTGCCTACCGAGCATCGAGTTCGCTCAAACCTTCCCTCATGCGCATTCGTCCTGGTACTGGCATCCCTGTTGATGATGTTAATGACCTTCGTCAGTTCCAGTTCCCGTTCCTGAGTGGATTTGGCTATCAAGAGGAAGCTCAGCTAACTGGTTACGCAGAGAAGATGCTGGCCGTGTCTGAGCTTAACCTTGGCCGTGCGCCTGAGAAAGTTGGTGCGCTCCGTAACGCTACCGGCTCCAATCTGATCGCATCCGAGTCCGGCATCCAGCTTGAGATCCACTTTGACCGTATCGCGCACACGCTCTCGCGAGTGCTTCAGTTCATGTTCCAGCTTTGCCGTGAACGGATGCCGGAGAAACTTTTCTTCCGCGTAACGGGCGACACCGGCAAGCCGATCTTTGGCCAAGTGAACCGTGACGATCTGATGGGCGAGTATGACTTCAGAATCTCGGTGGACATTTTGGGTCAATCGCAGCTGGAGAAACAGCAACAAGCCGTGATGATGATGCAGACGTTGATGAACCCGATGTTCACGCAGACGGGAACCGTGACGCCTTCTAACATCTACAATCTCGGTAAAAATTTCCTGAAGGCGTATCGAGTTGGTCGTGTGGACGATTACTTGACTCCGCCGCCTGACTATCAGGGTCCGTCCATCTCCCCGCTTGAACGTATTGCACGAATCATGCTTGGCGTGACGGATGGCCTTGAGCAAACGGTACGTCTTCAGGATAACCATGAAGAGGCGCTGGCGGCTTATCAAGCCTTCCAGGATTCTGACAACTACGGCCTGTTAACGCAGCCGGCTCAGATCGCAGCTCTTCAAGGGCTCATTCAAAAGACGCAGCAGATGTTGGCCGCACAGCAGGCAGGTGGCAATCCGAACTTGGCTGGCATGCAGGTGCCGCGTGGTGGCTTTGGTGCCGTCGGAACGCCGATTGGTGGCGGTGGCGAGAGTTTGAGTCCTCAACAGATGGGAGTTCCTAATGGTCCAGTGGTTTAAGAATTTGTTCAAGAAAAAGAAGCCAGTGTATGTGCCCCTCATTGAGTTCAATGTTGGCGTGCATCACAACTTCATTGTTTCCTCTGGGGCTAAGCTCTTTAACTGTCGCAACGAGGAAGGATTTCAGCTTCTCCGTCGCGTCATTGAATCAAACCGGAACTTGGAGCTTTGTTCTCTGGCATCGCTGAGAGCAGGAGACACGTTGACGCTAGCAAAGGTGCAAGGACGCCTTGAAGCGCTCACGCTGCTTGGAAATTACTGTCAGGACGCAGTTGATCCTGAAATCTATAAAGCGCGGCTAAAAGATAACGAAGAGAAGAAAAAAGACACGGCAAGGATTCTGCGTATGAGTCGCGGCGTCAGTGCTGATGCGGTCATTTAACTAAGAAAGGAAAGATCATGGCTAGTGCAATTAAACCCACCCAACGTCGTCTTGAAGAGCAAGGATACACCCAGAAGAAGGGTCCCAAGGCTCCCGCAGGAAAAGGAAAAGATGCGCCTATGAAAAGCGTCAAGAAACCGAAGAAAGGAGTCACTTATGGCAAGTAAGAAGAAAGCCCCGAAGAAAGCCCCTAAAAAGGCCGTTTCTAAAATGATGGGCAAAAAATCCAAAGGCTGCTGATTTAGTTTTCAGCCAAGTTAGGTCATTATGAAGGGGAGGGCACTCGTATGAGTGAAGAACAGGGCTCCGTGGAAGAAGAAACCACGAGCGAAGGCAACGGGGCGGAGGGAACCTCGGAGCAGTCTCAGGGAACTGGGGCAACCAAAGAAGACTTTGAATTCCTTAAGAATCAAAATGAGCAACTTTCACAGCAGGTGAATCGTCTCTTGGCTAGTTTGCAGCCTAAAGCGGCAGAAACCGCACCGGGCCTGACTCGCGAAGAGATGGCAGCCGTAACCGCTGATCCTAATAAGATCGGTGACATTGTGAATGCAAAGCTCACGCAGGCAACGCACAAGCTGACGGAAGATCAGCGGCGTGCACAGTTTGATGCGAAAGCAGAAGCTGAGTTTCCTGCGATGAAGACCGACGAGAAGTTTAAGCGTGAAGTGCTTGCGGCCGCAAATGAGCTGATGGCTCAGGACGGTACTCCGGCAACCTCGCCGACTCTTCTCTACCGTGCCGCGCAACTGGCCGCTGCAAAGCGTGCCGTTAGCGGTAACAACAAGGGAGTCACAAGCAACATGCCTACCAGCGAAAGTCCCGCAACTGGTCGCCCGCGTCAGGCACAAGGCACCGCGAAAATTGACGATAACGATCCTCGGATCGTTGCGGCAAAGACCATCGGACTGTCGAAGGAACAAGTTGATCGGCTGAAGAAAACGCTACCGGCTTACGTTCCCTCGCAACGCAAACAAGGAAGGGTTTTGACTCGTGAATCTCGCTAATAAAAAAGATTGGAAATTTTCGCTGAAGAAAGTCAACCGTGACGATATCACGGATCTTCCTTTTACGATTCACGGCATCCAGCTTCGTTGGCTTGCCAATCGTAAGAATGAGAACCGCCACATGGCCGGCCAATGGAAAACCTTGAAGAAGAGCGATCTTCCGAAGGATCTCGTGGCAAGTCTTGAGGAGTCGTACATCGGGATTTTCGGTGACGGTGACACTATCCGCAACGGGGATCTTGTCCTTGGATACGCAAGCATTGAGCATGCACGCGAACTTAAAAACGAGTTGGCAAAGAGTGCTCGGGATCAGGCAGAGAAGGTTTTCCGGAAACCTACCGAGTCTACCCCTAACAATGCGCTATCCATTGATCGGTCCGAGACGGGTATCGGCAACGTCGGCGAAGAGTTTTTTAACAAGTAATTTAACTTATCTCGGGGGGAGATAAACATGGTAAATGCAAACAATGCCTTCGGCCTCCGTCTTTCGACGGACGAGGGTAAAGAGTACCGGGTTCGCCGGTATCCGAAAAAGAGCGGCAACGCTATTTTTCCTGGTGACCCTGTAATCGCAGACGCAGCCGGCACGGTTGACGTTGGTGTCGCAGGTGGCGCGCTTCTTGGCGTGGCACTTGAGTACGGCGCAGCAACCTCGACTGATCCCATCGCAGTGTGTGACGATCCTGAAGCTCTCTTCTCCATCCAGGCTAACAGCCAAGTGGTGGCAGCAGATACCTTCTTGAACGCAAACGTTGCAGCTGGTGCAGGTGATGTGAGTCTTCGTCGCTCCAAGTTCACGCTTGATGTCGGCGCAATGGACACTACGGCAACCCGTCAGTTGAAGATTCTTGGTCTGACCTCGATTGCATCGAACGCCTTCGGCAGCTTCGCGCAACTGAACGTTAAGATCAACAACCACGTCTTCAAGGGCGGAACGGGAACTGCTGGCGTCTAACGCTAGCGTTTAATCGGGGGGATTAAAAAATGTCTATTATGCTTAGAAATCAGTGGTCGGATTTCGTCCTTGAGGACGCACTTCCGGCGCTGGAGTTGATTGTTGAGGATTCTTTCCAAAGCTTCGAGTCGAAGTACGACAAGATCTTCAACGTGAAGAACATGCGCACCAGTATTGCGCAAAGCTCGCAAGTGTCGAGCCTGCAACCTGCCGGTGCAGTTGGTGAAGCGGAACAAGTTCCCCTTCAACGCCTCTACCAAGGTTACGCAAAAACGTACAAGGCAATCAAGTACGGCTTGATGCTGGCTACGTCGCAGGAACTTTTGGACGATATGGAATACGACGTTTTCACCAGCAACGGTGAGAAGCTTTCGCGTTCCTTCATGTCCACGGTTGAGATCATGGCAGCAAACGTGCTTAATACCGGCTTCTCGGCCCTTGGCCCTGACGGTAAGGCACTCTTTGCAACCGATCACCCGTCGCTTGCTCCTGGTGTGGCTCCCGTTTCCAACAAGCTCGCAACGCCTGCCGATTTGTCGATGACGACGATCAAGGGTCTTGCCACGCTTCTGCGGAAAACGACTGACACGGCCGGCAACAAGATCCAAATCAAGCCGAAGAACCTGATCGTCTCTGCTGACGACGAGTTCCTCGCGAGCGAGCTTCTTGACTCCAAGTTCTTGGTCGACACGGGCAACGCCTCTGTCAACGCCATCAACTCGGTGCAAGTGCTCTACGGCATCAAGCCGATGGTTTGGGATTACCTCACGGACGCGGATGCAGTCTTCCTTCAAGGCGACAAGAAGGACCACATGCTCTGCTTCTACTGGCGTAAGATGGCCGCAATCGCTACCGAATACGACTTCAAGACGGAAGTGGCTCTCACGAAGCTCACTGGCCGCTTTGACGTCGGATACAGCGATTGGCGCGGTATCGTCGGCACCGAAGGCGCGGGCTGATTTAGTTAGTTGGTCTGAAAGGGGGAGGCGCGTTGCTCCCCCTTCTTTTGAGGGGTGTCTTCAATGAAGAAGTATCTTGTTTCCGCTGGCTTGTTCTTGTCTGTGGTGGCGCTAGCTGCCTCTTCGTTTACCACGCACTATCAACTTGAGAAGCCTCAAGACGGCGACGTTAACTGGGGCAACTCTTACCGCTCCAATATGAATGAGATTGATGAACAGATGTTCATCAACATGTCGTCGGTTACGGCGCACATTGCCTCTGTCACGGCTCACACAGCAGCGCACATCTCAGCACTGGCAGGGACAGAGTGTCCATCCGCCACCAACGTTCAAGAGTTCCTTGATTGCCTAGACGCTGCGGCCACGAACACGGTCCATTTGACGGGCGACGAGACGATCACTGGAAACAAGACCTTCACCGGTAACAATAACTTCACTGGATCAAACCAGTTCACATCTCTCAACACTCTTTCTGGTCAGCTTCAGCTGGCGGGAACGGGGCGTGTGACCTTTGCCGCTAATGCTCTCCATGAGACTAAAAATCGCGCCGTAGTTACTGACTCCCTTGGGTCCGTGACCACGATGAATGACATCTCAGATGAAAACGTCCAGCAACTGGCTGGCGTTACCGGAAACATTCAAGATCAAATCAACAACATCATTAACGGTGGCAGCGGCGCTCCGTACGTGCTCCGTACCGGCGACTCGATGTCTGGTGCGCTTAACCTTCAAGGCGCCACGATGCAGGTAACTGGTAGCGGGGTGAACAAAGCCTTCACCATTACGGCACCGGCCTCTGTTACGGGCGGCGTGCGGATTGCAACGCAAGGAGCCACGGCATACTTTGGCACTCCCGGTCGCACGGTGATTGGCTCCATTCCCCAGGGTTCAGTGCTTGTCACGCAGGATGACGGTGGCATTGATGTGCCGTATGTTAAGGCGTCGGTAACGACTGCCGATGAACTGGCCTTTCTCTCTGGCGTTGGCGGTCTAGCTAACGGTTATCCGCTCACCAAAAATGGGGCTGGCAACGTTGGCATCATCCCGGTTTCCTCCGCTGAGATCTATTCGCTGGTCGGTGTAACGGCTAACGTTCAAAGTCAGCTCAACGCTCTAGCTGCTGCCACCGTGGACGTGTCGGCTTTTGTCGCAAAAGTTGGCTCCACGATGACCGGCCCCCTTATCATGTCTGGAGCAACGGCCAATATTGAATTGACCTCAACGGCTGAACTCATCCTAAACCGTGGAGGAGGTGGCAATAACAAGATCAGATCAACGGCCGGCGGCACCCCGGATCTTGAGATCTTGGCAGGTAACTCGCTTGGGATGACTATCCCCTATGGAACGGGAGCAGTTGATGTTCCCCGTGGACTATCCTCTACAACCGTAAACGTCTCCGGGCTTACGGCGTCGCGCCTTGTGCGCACGAATGGAAGCAAGGAGCTTGTTTCGGTAACGGCGGCCGTAACGGATCAAGAGCTTGGGTATCTGGTTGGTGTGACGGCACCCATTCAAGCGCAACTTGCATCGGTTAGCGTTGACGTGAGCGGGCTTGTGCAAAAGTCAGGTGACACGATGACTGGAAAACTCGCGGTGATCAATAATCAGAACGGTGGGCTAGAGATACAAACACCTTCTGGTTCTGCGGGATTCCTCATCAATCGCACGGGAAGTTCTTCGGGTTCCTTCTACCTTGGGACCGCTGGCGACCGAGATGGCGCAAGCACCTACGACGAACTCCAATTTCGAAAAGGCAACGGCACGAGCACCGCGTTTACAATGCGGGGTTACGATTCGGGAGTTCAGCAGCTACTTTTCGGCACGAGCAACGACGCCTATATCTCTAGAACCGGAACGAGTGAGCTTGGATTCTACACGGCCGGCGGCTTGCGCGGCGGATTCTACAGCGACGGCACCTTCCGACTCTATGGCGGCACCTCGGGCTATGTCGGCTTCCAGGCCTCAAGCTCGACCACAAGCTATAACCTCACGCTGCCCGCGGTTCAGGGTGCCACGAACTCCGTCATGGAGAACAACGGATCTGGGAATCTTTCCTGGCGCGAGTGGAAGCCGCCCTCTGTTACGAGCTACACCACGGCTGGTTCTAACCTCTACACGGTTCCCTCGGGCGCTCGCTACATCACCATCAACATGGTCGGAGCTGGCGGCGGCGGCGGTCCTTCCTCCAACGTGGCACTCGGCTCAGTCGGCGGATCTTCCGTCATCATTGGCGTAGCTACGGCAACGGGTGGTGGGGCTGGTCCCTGGGGTCTGACGGGAGCAACGGGCGGCGTTTCGACTGTCGCGACTTCGGGGACGATTCTAGACTGCGGCTCGACCAATGGCGGTTACGGCAATCCTGGCGAAGAGCTGCTTCTCACTGACTACGGCGTGGGCGGTAACGGCGGCAGTTCCTACTACGGTGGGGCTGGTGGCGGCGGCGGCCCGGTTAGTAACGGTCAAACGGCAGCTACGGCAAGCGGCTCCGGTGGCGGTGGAGCTGGAGTCGGCGGCCCTGGTAAATCGGGCGCTGGTGGCGGAGCAGGTGGCTACGTCTGTGCAACTGTGACGAGTCTATCTGCAACATATCCTGTGACGGTGGGCGCAGCCGGTGGCGGTGCATCGGGCGCTGGTAACGGTGGCTCAGGTAAGGTCGTCATCACGGAGTATTACCAGTGACGAAGCTGACGCAAAACTCCTACGTGTCCATGAGCTTGCTGCTTCCCTTCATTGGTGGGGTGATGTGGCTTGCAAACGTTCACTCTGAGGCAAGGTCAGCAAATGAGCATGTGCAGCAGCTTGAGGCAGGCCTCATGGAATACAAAGCAAAAGAATCATCAGACGATGCGGAAACGCGGAAGCTTTTGATGGAAATTTTACAAAGAGTCTCTAGAATCGAGGCAAGGGGGAAATAGATGTCCACACGTTACGCTCTCAAAGGAAAGAAGATCACGGTAGGCACGACGCCGGTTGCACTTGGCACTGGCTACGTTAACAGCATCAGCTTCGTTACGGCTGTCGGTAACACTGGCAACGTGTTTATTGGTGATGCCGACGTGTCTGAAGACAACGGTTACTTGCTCGATGCAGATCGCCAAGTGACGACTGGTCAGCTTTTGGCAGGCCAAGTTGGCGAGAACTTCGACCTCTCACAGATCTACGTTGTAGGCTCGGCTGCGGGCCAGATTGTACATATCCTCTATGATGCCACAAAAACCGTTGCCGATTAGGATTCGCGGGATGCAGATCGCGCTGATTGTAGGCCATACGCTAAAGAAGCCTGGAGCTTTCTCCAAGGCGCTTGGGCATGAGTATGGCTTCAATAAGCAGCTTGCAGACAAAGTGTACTGGGAGCTTCGCCGTCGCCAGATACCGTCGCTTGTCTTTGTGAAAGACAACATGGAGCAATCGGCAGTGCATCGTCAGGTGAACGAGTATCTGCGGCGTCCAAAGCCGATGGCAATCGAGTTTCATTTCAACGCATCCCTTGATGGCAAAGCTATCGGGACTGAGACGTTGTATGACGCTGATCCGCCTGAGGGAAAGATACTTGCCGCACTGATGCAGCAAAAGATTGCCGCAGCCTTTAGCCGTGAAGGTGAGCAGGATCGTGGCGCAAAGCTGATTGAAGAAGGCGACCGTGGGCACCGCAACCTGGCTGGTATTGACGTGCCGGCATGTATCATTGAGCCGTTCTTTGGCGACAATCAGGCTGACTGTGATCTGGTGCAGGCGCGGATGAGTGATCTGGTGGCGGCAATTTGTGACGGGTGCGAGGCATTTGCAAACGCTTACTGATGGGGGAAAGAGTGTATGAGTTCATCGACATCTTTTGGTTCTGGCGTCTTTGGTTCGGGCGGACTTGGCTCGGCTCCCTTCTTCTCGGTAAAAGAGTTGATCGACTCCATTCTGCTGGCAACGAGCCACCGGACACCTGCGAACTATCCAACTGAGAGAGCCGCCATTCTCCAGTTCATCAACAACAAGTATCAAGAAGTTTGCCTTGGCCAATTCTGGCGCTGGATGCATGCAAGCTATGACTTCAGACTGCAAGAGCAGTACACGGCAGGCACCTGTTCTGCGGTTCAAGGCTCAGATCAGATCACGGGAATTGGCACGGTCTTTAGCTCGAACCTGACTCCTGGCAATATTTTCTTCTTCAACACGAGTCAGTCTGTTTATCATGTGCTCTCGGTTGAAAGTAACACGAGCTTCACCATGGAGACGGCGTTCTCGGAAGATACGCAGTCAAACGGTGCCTATACGATTGCAAAGAATCAATACAAGCTCCCGAAGGAAACCGACCACATCAAATCGTTTGTAGTTGATTCGCAGATCTTGGCGCGTCCAGTGGGGCCTGAAGACTTTAGACTGATCCAAAGTCGCGATCCGACCCGTACTGGTCGCCCTGAAGTGTACACGCTCATTCGCCGTGACTATGACGATGACGCCATTTACATGGAAGTGTATCCGGCACCTGACAAGTTCTACCAGTGTCACATCGACTACTCGGTGCGGATCTTGAAGCTTGAAGATTCGGCTTCCTGCTACCCGATCATTCCTGACCGTTACCGGGCCGTGCTCTACTACGGTGGGCTTGCTGAATTCTATCGCTTCCTAAAAGATCCAACTAACATGCAGCTAGCGCTTGGCGACTACAAGAACATGCTCATGCAGATGAAAAACGATAAGCAGCTAACGGATCAGGAGCTAGTGATTGTGCCTGGTCGCAATTACCGCAACCGTAGACGTTGGGGCACTTGGGCTGTGTCGATGAGCATCGAAGATTTCGGAAAGCTTGACTGAAGATGTCGAACACGCGGACCACTAAGCTCTACAGCTACTTTGGCAAAGAGGCGCTAGCTGGTGGCCTTAACGTGTCGGATAATCCGCTGATTATCTCCCCAGCTGAGATGACGGTGGCAGAGAACATTTCCATTGCTCAGAGCCTCGGACGCAGAAAGCGCCCAGGACTTGAGAACTATGGACTTAGTTCCTTTAGCTCGACGGCAAGCTGGCCTGTAGCAGGTGCGCCGATTCGTGGCGTCATCCAGTACTGGCGATATGTGTCGGGAACAGGTAACGCGGTAGAAGACATTTTCTTGCACCAGCAAAATAAGGTGTATTCGATTGAATCTAGGATCAGTCCAGCAATTAACCGGACTGGAGCTGCTACGTTATCAAGCGCGGGAATTCCTCAGTATCAGGTTTTCCAGGGGATTCTCTTTTTCTGTAACACTGATCCGGCGGATGGTTATAAAAAGTGGGATGGCACTAGCGGCTCTCCGGGAAACATTCAAAACGCAAATCCTCCGCCTGACGGAGCTGGGAAATATCTAGGCGCCTTTGGCGGTCGGATGATCATGGCGGGGAACCCTGACTTCCCATTTAGGGTATATATCTCTGCTCCATTTGATGGCGAAACCTGGTCGGGCGCTGGCACGACATCCTTCGATCTTGACTATGACGGTGACCCGACTGGTGTGACTGCGATCTTCCCGGATCTTGACGGCAATCTTTATGTCTCAACTCGCAGATCAATCTACGCACTATTTGCCTCTGATCTTAATGATGTAGCTACTTATCAGGTGCAGCGGATCACGCGCGGCATTGGCTGCATCTCAGCCCGTACCGTGGTGGCGACGGCAAACGACATTCTCTTTGTCTCTCAGCGTGGTTTGCACTCACTGAAAAAAATCATCGTTTCTGATCAAACCGAGATCACTTTCCTCTCGCGGCCCGTGCAGAAGATCTTCACAGATCAGATTGCGTTTAACCTCATTGACCAGGCTCAGGCTGTTTGGGACGAGACGCAAAACCTCTACATCCTATCTATCCCGAGTTCCGGCCAAACGAAGAACGATATTCTGCTTGTTTATAACGTGACCTTTGCGATTTGGACGACGTGGACTGGGGTTCAGGCAAGGAGCCTGGCGCCGATCCTTCTGTCCGGTAAGCAGTACATCTTGGCGGGGCGCGAGAACGGAAACCTTTCCTTCCTCAACACGAATGCATCAAGCGATAACGGCACTGGATTCTCAGCCAAGTTCAGGTCTGGGAAGATGTTCCCCGGTGGCGACATCACAACCCGCAAGAGCTTTAAGTCGATCACGGTGCTTGTCTCGTCTCCCAACGTCGCAAACATCAACATTGGCTGGTCTATTGACGACACCGATAAAACGCATGTCGGCAGCTCGGTCCTATCGCTTGGCCGTGACTCAGCCCTTCTTGGACAGACCTTCATCTTAGGCGCCTCGCGTCTTGGCATCGGTCGATTCCTGCCGTTTACTGTTCCTATCAATGAGTATGGACACAATTTCCAGCTTGAGATTTCAGTCTCTGGCGACTCCGACATGGAGTTTTATGGCTACGTTTTGGAGGTAGAAGATGCGAACGAAGTTACTGGCGCTTAGCCTTGGGCTCTTGGTTGCAGTAGGTGTTGGAGCCGCGACCATATCCCGAATCACGACTTTCACGGATGGCACGATCCTATTCGCGTCGGATTTGAATGCTGAGTTCAACAACATCATCAACGCCATCAACGGTGGACTTGATAACGACAACTTGGCCGCCAACGCCAACATTGCTCCGACTAAGATCTCAACCGTGATTGACGGCGAGGGAATTGCTCGCGATCCGTCAACGGGAGCATTATCTGTTAATCCAGATCAGGTTACGCTGACTATTGCCTCGGATCTCGTGAAGATTAAAGACGGCGGCGTAGCAACGCTTCAGATCTCAACACAAGCCGTGACGACTGAAAAGCTGGCGCTTGGCTCGGTGACTACACAGATCTTAGCCAACAACTCGGTCACAAATGACAAGTTAGCACTCGCATCGGTAACGACTCAGAATTTGACTCCTAACTCTATTGGGGTCGCTAATCTTGTTGACGTAACTTCAACTGGAGCAACGGCGAATCTTAACCAGATGGCCGTATCCCCCTCTTCAGCTAGCTTCAGTACAACTTCTACGTCTTTCGTTGACGTTCCTTCAGTAAGTGTCACTATCGCGGCATCTGGTCGACCTATGCTTGTGACTCTTATGTCTGATGGTGGCTCGGTTGCCGGAGGTCTTCAAGCCAACCATGGGACATCTCGCGCCACTTGCTATTATCGCATCACCGATGCGGCTACCTTTGAGCGTAATTATTTCATTTCCGCAGAGGGAGGAACAATTTCAACGCCATTCCCAGGATCTGAGCTTTTTATAACCACTCCTCAGACTTATTTATTTAAATTACAGGTTCGTTCTGAAAGTGTTGGAGCTGGAGCTGGAACGACTTGTTTTATCTACAACGCCAGACTGGTGGCATTCGAGTTATGAAAATCAGACCGATCAGGGAAGAGGATTATGAAAAGGTTGTTGGCTGGTACGCTGACGTGTCTTGGCCTACGCCGGCCGTTGACGGTAGTTTGCCGAAGAATGGTTTTGTGGCGGAGGTTGAGGGAACTGGAGAAATCGCAGGATGCCTGTGGGTGTCGCTCGATGGGTCATCATCAGCTGAGCTTAAATGGCCTGCCACGAATCCGTACCTGGACCCTAGGGCACAAGCCTCGGCGGTAGAGCATCTTATCCGTTACGTGCAGAAGATGGCGCCAAACCTCAAGCCTGAGGTAAGGCTGCTACTGCTGTATACCCGCTCACCGGCCTTGGCCCAAGCCATGGAGAATTGCGGTTTCCGTAAGAAAGAAAAGATTATCCAGTGCTCGTGGGTGTTACCTCATGAAGGTTAGGGCGCTTGATCCAGTTGAATGGCCTGAGTTCCGTCCCTGGTACAAGTACCGGGGTGACGAGCTGCCGTTTGACGATCTGGTGCCGCTGCAATCAGGCTTCGTGGTTGAGGATGAAAAGGGAAAGCTTGCTGTAGGGTTTTTGATCATTACGAACTCCAAGACTGCTCTCATGGAATTCCTGATGACCAACAATGAGCGCCACCAGCTTGACCAGGCGAAGGCCATCACAAAGTTAGCTTTGCACATCGAGGCTACGGCGAAAGCATTAAACTTTACCGTTATAATGGGATTCACACCGGAGGATCACGATTCTCTGGGAAGGTTTTACTTTAGGCAAGGCGCGGCACGGGCCACAAAGCTCATGCGGCTTTTCTATAAAAAGCTCTAGGGGAGGGGCAACTTATGGGAATGGACCCGGCAACAATCGGCTTAGCGGTAGGAGCTACATCGGCAATAGCCGGTGGCATGTTAGGCAGTAAGGGGACTCCAACGGAGACGGCCACTACTCAAAAGAATATTGTTCCAGCCGGAGCGCTTGAGCAGCAGCTTCAGAACCAGAGCCTTGATAACTATGCTCAGCAGCAGAGTATCGTTAATGATTTGCAGAATCGCTTGGGGCTATACGATAGCATCCAGCAACAGGCAATCGGTAACACGCAAGACATTCTCTCTGGCCAAGCGTTTAACCTGACGCCTCAAGAGCAGACCCAGCTTAATGATCTTCGTCAGTCCCTTATCGCCGAGTCACAGGCTCCCGTGCAGCAGTTGATTGACACGAATCTACGGAAGGTTGCATCAAGCGCCGGTCAACGAAACATACGTGGGCAGGCGTTAACTGAGCAAAGCGGCCGGGTGATTCAGACTGGAGCCGAGCAATTGGGTGCGGCAAGTCGCGCAGCTAATTCACAGGTGGCGAATCTGGCCGCCGGTCTGCCTTATCAACGAGTGGCAGCGCAACAAAACTCTCTGAACGCAGGCCTGAACATGCGCAATGCGCTTGCTCAACAGGCGATTAATAACAGGTCACTGACGCAAAATCCGGCACTTCTTCAAAGCTTATTGAGAGAGAGACTTTCAGGCGGTTCTTCTACTACAACGCAGGCCGGTCAGGATGGAAATTGGCTAAATGGAGTTTTGGGAGCTGCGGCCGGGTTTGGTGGAGGAGTGCAAAGTTACTCCAACATTAGGAGTGCTTTTAACAATCTAGAAAAGACTGGAAACAATAGCGGTTCTCAGTTGTCTGGCTGGTCGGGCTTGGCGGGTGATTTGCCTAGTCAGTCGAATGTGGGGTGATCTATGGGCTTGCGTGATTTTCTAGCTAACCTGCAAGGAGTAACAAACGCGACAAAGGGAGCCGCTGATTCTTCTGCTGCTCTCCGCGAGCAACTAGCCATGCAGCAGTATGCGCAACAGTTGCCTGGCATCATTCAATCTGGTGACCAGGGACAGTTAGCTGGAGCCGCCGCCCAGGCACAAGATTTGCCCACATTGCGCGCGCTCATTGCTAACAGCGCCAAGTTCCAGCAGAAGGAAAAGCCTGCCAGTGAGCCGTATCGGAAGACGATTGAAGGCATCGTTGGCAAGCCGCTTGATCCGTCGCTGACGGAGACTCAGCTAAAAGAGATTGGCGGGTTGACATCTACCAAGCAGAAGCTCGATCAGAATCAGTCTCAGTTTGAGGGCAAAGAGGGACGGCTAAACGTTAACAAGCTGAAGGACGACGCGGCAAAGTTTGCGGCACCGTTGATGAAGACGGAGAAGGAAATTAACGAATCTGTTAGCGGCCTTGAAGCTTCACTCAACTCTTTCAAGCAGAAGGCATCTCCGCAAGCGCTCAACCTTGTCATTCGGTCAGTGATCAAGGCATCCGGCGACAATCGTGTATCCGACCAAGACATCGCAGGCCTCAACCTGAGAAGTGGATTGCCAAACCAAATCCCTGCGCTCTCCAACTTCCTCCAGGGCAAGACGGCGGAGACGCTGACTCCCGACCAAAAGAATGAAGTGTTGCGGATTGCAGATACTATCGTGAACACGGCTGAATCGAGAAAGCAGCGCGTGCTTGGCGCCCAGTATCTTTCACAGGTGAACGCCTACCCGCAGCTAGTAGAAAAGGATCATCCTTCAGTGGCAAGCTTTGCCGAAAAACTGGGCCTCGAGAAACCAACTATTGATGAGAACGGCATTGTTCGGACTAAGAAGAGAGGTCAAAAGGTAGAGATCCCTGCTGACTCCAGACTGGGCAAGTTAACTGCAATGGCAGACAAGATTAAGGACCCAAAGCGCAAGCAACAGGCGCTCAATGCTCTTGGTAAGTACAGTAACGAGACGCTTGATCCTGGCAAGGAAGCCGAGTTTAAGTCGCTGATTGAGAAGTTTGCTGGAGGAAATTAATGGCTGACGTGAATGATGATCCTTTCGCGGCACTTGCTCCGCAGACGGTTTCAAAGGAAGAGCTGCAAGCCACGGGTGCCTTACCAAAGGAAACCAAGCCTCTCAGCCTGACGGATCGTCTGGCGCTCACTATCATCTTTGACACGCAGCCAAAGAAACGTGCGGCCTTTCTCAATAAGCTTGGCTATGAGATGGACCCGCAGAATGACAATCGTTACCGGCCGATTGGCTCAAAGGAGAAATTTCTAAGGGAAATTGATCCGCTCGGTGGCGAGGAAACAAGCAGCACGAAAGCATATTTCAAGGAGCTTGCAGCAGATGCACTAGAGGCAGGAGCGGTTGGAGTGCAGGGAGCTGGCGAATTGGCAGGCTTTGCTGCTGGTGGCCCGGCAGGGAGAGCCTTAGCTTACAACGTAATTGAGTCCGCTAAAGACACCTTGGCTCCGCTGTTCTTGGACAAAGACATTCCTACTGATTACGCGCTTCGCGCCGCACAGACTGCTTATGGAGCCATTCTGCCTGAAGCCATGGCAGGTGGATCGAAGCTCGCAACCGATAAGCTTATCAAGCCTGCTCTTGAGGGAATCTCAAACGGCGTACGCAAGCTCTACAAGTTTGGCGGCGGCAACATCTCAGACACTGTCTGGCAGGGGTTACAAAAAAACTGGAAGCTACTTTCTGACGAGAAGGCCTTGAAGAGTGCCGGCGATGCAATTGATTCTACGGTTGAGAAGCTATACGGAATGGAAGCCGGAGATAAGGTCATTCCAAAGAAGATTGAACCCGGTAGTCTTTTCTCAGACGCTCTTAATGCCCTAGAGGGGCCGCGTCGTGCTGAGGCTTCAAAGCTATCCGCAATCGGACAGGCTTCCATTTCAAAAGACGAGGCACTTGCCCCGTTGCTTGCAGCTAAGGCTCGCATCGAGCAAAAGCCGAGATTGTCTGATACGGTCGATGAGCCTGGACTGGCGTGGATCAACAAAGAAATCGGTAAACTTCAAAAGTCGGGCGCTCAAAGCTATACCTTTGGAGAGGCTGATGACATTGTGAAGTCTCTTCAGACTGACGCATATGACAGCGACGAAGCATGGCGCACTCAAATCGTTCAGCCGCTCGTTGAAGACATCAATGGGCTGCTTAAAGCAAAAGCCGAGTCTTTAGGCTCACCTTATGCTCAAATTAAGCAACAGGAATCCCAGATCTTTAAAGCCTTTCAAAAGTCCCGCAAGGCTCTCAACAAGGAAACCGCTCGTAGCTTAGTTGTCGGCGGCCTGCCGACTGGTGCGGACCGTGCTGATCTCAACACGAAAGCTTTGAACGAAGCCGTGGACGCTATCTCTGCCACCGTGATACCTGGATTTAAGGACCAGCTGCAAAATGATCAGATCGCTCACCAGGTCTTCAAGGTCATGGAGTCAAGTTCCCGGCCGAAGGGCTCTTTTGGCGTGCTATCGACAGCCGGTGGCTTGGGAGCTGGCACCTATGCAGCGTTAAATGCTACTCCACTGTCGCCAGTAGCCGCTCCGGCAGCCGCCGCAACCTCAGCTCTAACCGCAGCCGCTCTCGTGCCTCGCATCGGGTTGCCTGTGGCTGGAGCAGCGGATCAGTTGGCTAGTCGCTTGAGCACGGCAGCAGCTCCTGAGGCGGCGTCAGAAGGCGTAGCAGCGTTGCTCCGGCAATCGCTAGCACAACCTGTTGCAGCGGAGCTGGCCGCGCCACAGAACGTGGCACCGGCCCCGGTTGAAGATGACCCGTTTGCTGGACTCTAAAGGTTATTGAGCACAGTCCGCCACTTATCTGCTGCATGCGAACTTAACCGTTCGCTCAGCACATAGTCACGCGCCCGGCTTCCCATCTCTTCCATCTTCTCTGGATGGTTAGCGGCCCACGTCAGCTGCTCCTCCCACGAGTTGAAGTCAGAGTTGTCTTCAGCAAACAGCATCACTTGGCGATGAGCATGCTGAATGAAATCGGATCTGGGTGAGGCAATAAGCGGGATGCCGTGCGGTGCCATCTCGAGTAACTTCAAATCGCTTTTGGCTTCATTGAACGGATTCTTGTTTAAGCCCACCAAGCAAACTGAGAAGGGATAGGCGGCCGCCACTCCTGGATAGCTTAAGTAATCAACGTAGCCTGACTCAAAGACCACTTGCGTGCCAAATTCACGATACAGATCATCCGGACAGATGCCGTGGAAGTAGCTCTTAGCGTCAGCATTTGACCGTAGGAACTGCTTTAAGCCAGCCTTGAAAGTGTCTTGATCGGCACGATGTTGCTGGCCACCAGTCCACCCTGCAATGAAGCAGTTTTTATGCGGCTTATTTAACGGCTTATAGGCCTTGTAGACCCGTTCACTGATGGAGTTTTCAATCACCGTTTGACGTGGATTATGGGCTGCGTAACGAGTGGCCAGAAACTTTGTCGAGAAGACGCAGTGGTCTACGGCTTGAATGAGGAAGGCGATCTTTTGCGAGCTGAAGTGCCCGTAGGCTTCATGGTCTAGAGGCAAATCAGAAAGCAAATCGTCGAGATCCACAATCGTCTTGCAGCCGTAATGGAACTTGGCACGTTCAGCTAGATACAGGAACTCGTCACTGGTGGGATGAACAAAGACTAAAGCATCCAGGTAAAAAGCATCAGAGTGACGCAGATCGCCAATGTCAAAGAATCTAAAATCAAATTCATCCCGGAGATGGATGAATGGTAAATGCACTCGCTGATAAACAAGTCCATGGTTTGAGTTAGGGGAGACGACGCCAATCTTAAGCTTTTTGCTCATAATCCTCTCGACGGATACCATGCTTCTTCATCTTTTCACAGAAGGTTGTGCGGTTGATGCCAAGGATATTGGCACCGCGTTGCGGGCTTCCTTCACCTTCAATGAGCGTATTCTCAACTAAGGCGGCCTCGAGCAGGTCAAATGCCTGCTTTATCGTTAGGCCATTCTTTAGCAGCGCTGTTCTCAGCAACTTGTAACAAGTATCTAGCTCTGAGGAGGGTAAGGAATGTTTCAATTTCAACTGCGGCATAGAGTTTCCCTCGGTTTCTGGTGAAGGATAGAACTCCAGGATAGCTCCCATGTCCAGCGGCCTGCCTTAGTGCGTCCCAAATATTGAGCTTTTCTTGATTCTTAGATTCAAAGCAAAAAGGAAGCGCCGAGCGGGCAGCGGGAGAAAGCCAAAGGTCCTCTCCAACCACGCCACTCGGCACAACCTTAATGTCATCCGGGCTGAGTTCCGGGAAACGCGAAAGCAAAAGGTCCCTTAGAGCAGCGCACGCTCTCCTCCCCTTGGCTTTCGCACTAGATGCTCGCATCCCCCGATGCCCCCTCCCAGGATAAGTTAACCGTTCTTGAGTGCCAGAAACGCGGCCAGAGGCTTTTCGGGATCACGTTGAATGGTGAAAGTCGAAACCTCTTTGCCACCCTTCTTCTGGGTATAGCTTGAAACTCTGGTGAACCGGCAAAAGTATCCCAGCATTTTCATCTTTTCTTTGCCGTCAGCCAGATGCTCAGGCTTTGCGGACTTGTCGCCAGTCTTTGCAGCGAGGATGTTCGTTGCATCGTATTTTGCCGTGCCGCCAGTTAGGATCTTTACTGCCTTACCCGTTTCAGCATCGTAGCCCGTGAAATTTACGGTCGGCGTGTTGAACTGCTTATTCATATCGGCCACCACGTCTTCAACGTAGAAGTCTTTATGTTGACCGGGCTCCAGCGAGTTCAGAAGGAAGCTGTCGTCTTGGTTTGAAAGTGTCTCAAGTGCCATCTCAGTCTCCTTACGCAATGTCAGTGGGGTCAACGGGGTACTGCTGAACAATGGCGCTGTTCGCACTCATCATCACAAAGCTCAATTGAGTAAGTGCAGTGGCCTTTTCGCGGGACTCAGGGCAGAGATCCCCGATCAGGAACGCAAGTTCACGGACCTTTTTGCGGATCGTGGTCATGTTCGACTTCCCGGTAGCGTCCGGCGAATGGAATGCAAATCTAGACAGAATTTCTGCCTGTTGTTTCGTCATTCCCGGTTCATTGGTTCCAAGTTCACTCATATTTTACCTCTCTTTTTTCTTGTTCTTGTTTCTCTGCAAGCGCCCGCTGATGATACCAGCTAGACACTCCACATTCTCCTGAATGAAGCGGAAGAGCCGGATACTCTTTGCGCTCCTGACACTGTTTCACGGCCTTCAGTGCCTGCTTATATTCAAAGCGTCCAAGGTCTAGATCTTCCTGCTTTGCCGAATGCAGGGTCATAAGAAAGGGACGCTCGTGACTGACCGCAAGCCACTCCCATCTGGTCCACTTCTTACCAGTTAGTTTTGATAGGCCATCGAGATAATAGGCAGCCTGTCTGTGATACTTCCAAAGGGTCACCGAGTGGGCAAAGTCTTTCGGGTCTTTCGTGGTCTTGAGATCCAGTACCCAGGCATCTTCCATGAATGCCATGTCAGCGCGGGCTTTGCACTGCACCCCAGTCTCTTCATCAATCCAGAAAAACGAAACCTCAGCTTTACCTTTCCCAAGCAAGTCGCCGTAGTTCTGATGCACGAGATCTGAACAATCAGCGTAGCGATCATAGTCTTCTGCCGGGAGGAAAATCTTATTTGGATATTCACTCTCAAGCCTAGCTTTAGTTTCTTTGCCGACCTTAGTTCTAAGATCAAGCTCTGGGAGTCTGCCGTATTCTTGCAGGAAAAGATTTGGCTCTAGCACTGCCGAGTGAACGGCGGTTCCTTCTTTCTGAGCTTTCCCGCTGGGAGTTTTATTTCCCTCCAGGATGCGGTATTGATAGAGCCTTGGGGCGCTTAGAAATAACGACAGTTCAGAGTTCGACATCCAATCCGTATGTGAACGGTAGACGTCGTTTGGCATGTTTTCATAAATCCCCGGCTTAATCCCCATAGAGGAGTAGTTTAGGTGAGTTCCGAGAAAACGCAAATGAAGCTGGGCGTCATCATCCCCAACTATTCAAAGTCCCCGAAAGACTTGGACATGCTAAAGCGCGCCATTTCATCAGTCCGTTTGCATGAGCCTCGCATGCCGATTCTGATTGTAGACGACGCATCGCCCTGGCCGCCTCGTCATGTGACTTTCTCCGAGATGTTGATACCCGTGTGGCATAGGAAGGTAAACGGTGGCTATTCGGCTGCCATCAATTCGGGCCTCTCCATTCTAAGGTCAGCTGGCTTCACGCATGTGCTGACGATGAATTCAGATGTGGAAGTGACAACACCGTTTCGGCTAACGCTAGAGGATGCCTTCAAGCAGGCTGACATCATCGGTGGCCGGCTCCTGTATCCGACAGGTCGCATTCAGGCGGCAGGCTTTGAGATTGACGACGAGGGACGCCCCCTTGAGATCGCAAAAGGAAAAATCTTCCATGATGCAGCCGAGACTCACATGCCTCGCTACTGCTTCGGGGTCACAGGTGCCCTACAAGCCTTCTCACTGGCGATTGGTAATTACTCGGAAGCCTATGGCCTTGGCTTTGAAGACGTAGAGTTTTGTGCCAGAGCCTGGTCCACTGGTCGCAAGGTTGCCTATATCCCGACCATTCAAGGGGTGCATGGCGAATCAGAAACCCGCGGCAAGGAACCAAGCGCCAGAGAGATGGCTTCTATGCGCCAGTGGATGGAAGTGGACTCAAGGCTCCATGACCTGCCACGGATTCGCCAGCGAATTGCGGCACTAAACAGGGTCTAGAGGCAAGTTCCAGTTCGTCTTCTGAAAAGATGAACCCTCGTTGGTTACCGTAAGCAATGATCACATGGCATACGTACGCCAGAGGCTTATCAGCTCTCTCAAGCCGCTCTGCCACGTAGAACTTTGCGTTCTTAAAGAAGCCGTCTTTGGGCTTAACCACGTCACCGTAAAAGAATTTCATCTCACTCCTCCAT